ATTATTAGGTCATACATATCATTTCTGTGACAATAATTACTGTGAAGGTTACGGTGAATGGTCAATACGATATGACTATAGAAAATTTATGAGAAGACAAGCTCAACAAGCTCAACAAACTCAATAAGAGTAATAAATATAATTATTAAATTTATGGATTGTTTATGTTATTAAAAAAAAAGTTTAATTAGGTGTTTTGAAAATTCACCATCACTTGGATAATGTAATCCAACTTTAACTCTTGTTGAGTCACATTGTTCAGCTATTTCATCTAATTTGTCTTGTAAATCGGGATATTTTTTCCCCAATGTGTGAGCCAAATAGTAAGCTTGAAAAGCATGTCCTGCTGGATAGGCAGGAGTATGAGCAGTAGTAGATGTCAATACATCTAAATCAGGAGTAATTTGTTTTGGTCTAGCACGATTAATTGAATATTTTAAAGAGAGAATAATAAATTTTAAATGTGGTTGTGTAATTAAGGAATTAAGTTCTTCAATACTTTCATGAACGATATTAACAAAAGCATATGAAATAGATGGATCAGTTAATTTAAAAAATTCTACATCTCCTAGAGTTCTTGTATTAATTGCTTTTTTAACTAATAAGACATCTCGTTCATTATTTGGATATACAGGAATAGATGGTAAGAACCAAATATATTTTTTACGAATCAAAATAAGTAACACGATATATAAAGCAATAATTTGTAATAATATTGTCATTTAAAAAATGAACATATTATTTAATCTTAAAATTATTTATATTTAAAATCCACCAGGGAATTTAACCAAGTTGGCACCGATACCGAAACCAGCACCGGAACGAGCACCAATGGCTAAACTAGGAACATAGGTATCAAGGATACTGAAAGTAGCAGCAGCAGTTAAAGCGATAAGAGCAACCTCATCTAAGTTAAGTCCCTTCTTGGGGATAGCGTAAGCAGCAATAGCAACCATAAGTCCTTCAACAAGGTATTTGATGGCTCTCTTGACGAGTTCACCTAAATCTAACATATTACCAGTCATTATATATAATTAAAAAAGAAAAAAATAATATTTAATTATAGTTCGTAAAAATACTTAAATATTAATAATTTAATTATTTATAATGAGTTTTTCTAAACCAACTAGACCCCCAGAAGGCGTGGAACCAAAACAGAATGCTGACGGAACAGAAAATGCTAAATATATTGATTTATTAGACGAGGATAAATCAATCGCCGGACAAAAGTTTGCGTGTTTATCTTTTATTTCACCTGAACACATTCTAAAGCAAAAGGAAATGTTTTTATTTGAAAAATTTATTAAAAATTGGGACTTCTCCAAATCAATGGAAAAATTTACACAGTTCTTAAACTTTCTTTCTTACAAATATAGTATTGATTTTGAGAAAGTTACTAAAGACTTTCAAGAATTTACTAAAGATGAGAAAGATAACTTAATTAAAAGTCCTATTGAAGACGACTTTAAGAATTTTATGGATGAGAACGAGGAACGTTTAGAGAAGGAATTTGACACTGAACACGAGTTTCAAACTTCCATTCGTGGTATTAAGGTTCGTGGTTGTTTTCCTACACAACAAGAGGCAGAGTTAAGATGTAAGATGTTAAGACAAAATGATCCTAATCATGATGTATATGTAGGTCCTGTTGGAATTTGGGTTCCTTTCCATCCTGAAGCTTACAAGACAGGACGCGTAGAGTATATGGAAGAGACACTTAATGAGCTAATGAGTGAGAAGAAGAAGAATGAGGAGAAGGCAAAGGATGAATTTGACAATCGTGTTAAAGAGGCTAAGGTAAAAGCAATGGAGGATAATAAGAAGAAGGCTGAGGAGACTGGAGCTAAACTTACTCAAACCATTAATGCTGAAGGAAATCTAGTGTCAGTTGCTAATATGAATACACAAGAGAGTGCTATGGGTGAGAATGCTACCTTAGAAGATGTTAAGAAAGAGCTTTTTGAGGGTGAAAATATTGTAACAGATAAAAATACTGACCACGGACTTACACAGATTGAGGGTGGTAGTGATTCAACAAATGCTTAATTTATTAAGAATAAAACAATATAATAATAATAAATTATATTGTTTTAATGGTCAGAGGAACTAATTCACAAGAAGAATCAAAAAGAAATTTATATAGTAATATTTATTTATTAGAAGATGAAATTAAAAAAATAAAACTTGAAATAGAAGAGATTAATATGAAAATTATCGAAGAATGTATCGAAAAAAATGGAAAACATGATTTTGAACGAGAAAGAGAACCAGGACTATATGGGGAATCTTATTTTGTTTGTAAACAATGTGGTTATGAATCTTAAAATGATTTATTAGATAGGATCGTCCCAATTATTTAAATCGTCATCTGGTAATTGAATAGAACTTTTAAAATCAAGTGGAATCTGTTCATTTTTAATTCGTTGTTCAAGTTTCCAGTCCTTCCTTTTGGTTTCAAAAAGCTGTTGTCTGTTATAATGAATGAGTTCTTTATTTTTAATATTATATTGATTTCTACTCTTTGAATCCATAATAATTTCAAATTCAGTACATAATGATTGTTTAGTATCAATAAGTGTAAGATATTCTTCTTCCATAACAGTGACAACTTTGGCATTCCATTCATTTAATTTATGATCAGGGTCTTGATGTTCCCACAATTTATGATTTGTCCAAGGTCCTAATATATCCATCCTGTATTCAATTTTATTATGTAAATTAGAATATTTCTCTCTTAAATTATGAATTCGTTCTTTCTTTTCATCAAACTTGTAATATTTGGAAATTGATAAAATAAGACTAATATAAGTTGAAATAGAAATACCAACAACTGATACACTTGGTCCAGGAGTGTCAAAAAACTCTTTGGTAGATTGTAAGAAACCAGAAACGGTGGATAGGAAAATAACAGATATTTGAATATAATTTATTTTATTATTAAGGTCATCATATTCTAAGTCTAATAGTCTTTTATTTTCTTTACACTCTTTTAGAATATATAAATTATTATTGACAAAAGCTTCCAATTGATTTTTGAAAATGACAAACTGTTTTTTTGATTTAAAATTATCAGGTAAATTAATGTTTAGATTGTAATCTATACCGGGAATAACATCATTAGTAGTTTTATCATTAATATCAATAGCAACATTTTCATTTTCATTTTCATTTGAGTTTGATTGAATATTTTTTTTTTTTAATTTTTTGTCTTTCGAACCTACTGGATTCTCTTCATTAAGTGTATTATTATCATTACTTGACATATAATAATAATACAGAAAATATTATTACAATTATTACCATTTTCCTTTTCTAACATTTATTCTCGGTCCAGCTCCTCGTTTTTGAACACTATTTGGGTCATAAATATCATCTTCCTCATCACTATTGATATCTTTAGATAACTCCCAAAACTCCTTTGAACCTAATCTAAAGTTTACATGATTTGCTGCTTTATACCAAAATATTTGGTCTTGTAATTTATTAGATTTGGAATTGTTATTTATAACTAAACATTCAAAATTCTCTGTACATTGGTCCATAACTTGACAAAATGATTCGAATGTAGGAAACATACCGGCATAATTTTCCCAGATTCTTCTTCTGTTAGCAATATAAGGTTCACGAAGTATAAATACATAATCAATATTTGTTCTTAAATTTGGAGGTATACCTAATGGATATTGCATTGTAATTATCAACATAACTTTCCAATGTCTACCATTCATAAATAACAATCTCATCATCTTGTCTTTTGTCCATTTATTATCATATAAACAATCGTCTAAAATTACAAATGCTCTAGGGTCAATACTAGTTCTTTTATATGCCTCCATTTCCTTTTTAATTTGTTTCATTACTGTTTTTTGTCGCTTAAGTATATTTTCTATAATGGCAGTATTGTATTCATCATGAATAAATAATTTTGGAACATGAGCAGCAAAAAAACCATTTCCCGCTTCTGTTCCGGATATAACTGTTCCAATAGGAATATCTTGATGATAATATAGTAAATCTCTCACAAGAAAACTCTTTCCAGTATCTCTTCTACCAATTAATACTACAACTGGACCTTTATTTTCATCAGGACGGAAACTAATATTCTTCATATCAAATTTTTTCAAATCTAAACTCATAATTATGATTACAGAAGAAAAAAATTATTAATGAAATACGAAAAAAATAAGTTAGAATTAAGTTTTATATTTATTATAAGAATTATAAAGAATGGACTTTTCTTTGTATTATCGAAAACCAAAAAATAGTGATTTATTTCATAGTTTAGAAGAATCTCAATTAGGCCTTAATAACTTACAAAATTATGTGCCGTTATATGAAAAGTTTTTTTCACTTAATACATCTAATTTTAACAGTATTAATTTGAATCAAAAGTATTATCTTAATAAAATTAATCATACTTTAACAAAAAACACATTAAATGTTAATGTAACAGATAACTCAAATAATAGCATACAGCGAGAGATATTTTGTAAATTCTCTCCATTATTAGATCCATTAAAATTTTTAACTGGAAAATATGATTTATCAGCAAATATACCTATAGAATTACCAACATATAATTCCAATAACAAATTTCCTAAACTATTGGATAAGAACAATAGTGCTTATGTAGATGCTTTTTTTACATATTTATCTAGCCAATTGCTTCATCAAAACAATTTTATAAATAGTATTGATTATTACGGAGCTTTTATAGGTAACCAAGAGAAATTTTTATATAATATTGTAGACGATCTTGAATACCTAAATGATAATGATTATTTTCATAATAATAGAAATGTGTTTTTTAATCTAGAAACAGATGATTATAGTGACTATTTTAATATACATTCTAGAACAAATAAAAAAAAGATTATTATTAATGATAAGATTGATAAAATACAGCTAGATTCATTTAATAATGATGACTTTAAAATTTTTACACATAATAATGATAATGATAATGATAAGGATACAA